TCATCATTTTTTAAGCCTGGCAGCAACCGAATATCTGATTTTCCATCTACTTCTGATATCCGCTGATGAAATCTTATTTCTTGTTTGTCAAAGTCAATATCTTTTTCTTCTAAAGCTGCAATTTCCCCTTGTCTTGCTCCTGTAATAAATGCTAGAACAATTAAAGTTTTAATTTCAATACTTTCCTCAAATGCTGCTTTTAGCATTGCATGAATTTCTTCTTCCGAATAAGGTTCCTCGATATTCTTTTTTACGCCTTTTTCTTTCGGTATTTTTACATTTTCCACAGGATTTTCTTTAATTGCACCGTACTCATTTTTAGCCATCAAAAATAAGTTGTTAACGGCATATAACATACGAAGCTTTGTATTTCTTGATAAAGGTTTATCAGAGTTTCTCTCAGGATCTTTTGTATTGATTCTTTGAGCATTAACAACAATTCGTTTTATCATGTATGGTTTGATGTCAATTAGAGGAATAAAATCGAATTTATCAAGAAATCTATTATCGATCATTCGCTTATAGTTATGATAAGATTTTGGCTCTAAATTTTTTTCAGCTTCCTTTAACCATATTTGTCTGTAAAATTCACCAAATGTGATACTGAATAAATCTAATGAATCATCATTCATGCCTTCGAATTGTTCTAACCAAATATTTAGTTCTTTGTATGCGGATCTTTTACTATTGGCTTTTATAGTTTTGCTTTTTCTTTTGGCTGAGCCGTCTGGCTTATATCCTAATACGGCTCTAAGTCTATATGTTTCGTTGTCTATTTGCTCTAAGTATCCTGTTACTTCTGACATAATTGAATCAGCTCGCTTTCTCTGATACAATAGACACGTAAAGAAGCCTATTGTGTAGGTTTGTTGTCTTTGCACGATCTAACTCTTGGTGGGGTGGGATCGTGTTTTTTTCATTTTAATTATATAATTTGACTATAAATAGGCCGTTCAATTAAGAGGTGAGAGAAATGAACGTAAAAGCTTAATAAAAATTCTAGAATCATTACCTGATAATTACATTGTAAAAACAGTTGTAGCAGTTAATGATGAGGGACATTACACTTCAATTGAATCAATTAGCAAAAACAATATTTAAACAAGGGAATAAGAGGTAATTATTTATTGTGAATAGATTCGAAAATCTTTGAGTTAGTTTGTAATATTTCTAAGCTAGCCTTTGAGTAAACAAGTGCCTCTTCGAAAGAAAGAGATTTATTATAATCCTTCAAACCATTAATGGGAGTTCGACCTATGACATTAGAATTATCAGTCATCAAAGTGGAAGCTCCACTTTCTAAATCAGATCTCCTCAAAATTTTTTCGATTTGAAGATACTCTAATCTAAGATCTCCTAGTTTTTGAAAAAGCGTGTGTGGATAGCTGTCGCTTAGTGGTAGCTTTTCTTCTATTGAGTTGATAAAAACTAAAATTGCCTTTGCACACTTAGAGACATCTTTTTCAACAGGATAATGAGAGCCGTGAATGACGGTGTTTCTTAATGCTTTAATTTTACCGGGAATATCTGGAGCAATTTCATTAAAAAATGCTGCATATAGAGTATTGAAGGCCCCGTCAATTTGAACTGAACTTTTAGAAATCGGTTTAAGATAATCAATCAATTCTTTGTATGAAAAATTGAATTTCTCCATCATGACGAGTTGAACAAAGGTTAGTCTAAACATTTCATAGCTATGATAAAGCGAAGTAAATGCTTCGAAATATTCCTTTTTATGATATGCATATAAACCATTTTGAAAGAATATTGGATAATCTGGTACTGCATGAAAATATTTAATTTTGTGTCCCCTATTTGAGCAAGTTAACTCATGAAAATGATTATTGGTGTATTCTCCGACAGCAAATCCAAATTCGTTATTTTTGGAACAAATTGTACAGTTAGAAATTATTTGTATTGACAAAAAAATTCACCTACCATCATGTTTGTTAATCTTATGTTAAAATTAATTTAGCCGATCTTAGAAATGAGATCTTTAGTCCGTGTTGTAGCACGGACTTTTTTTGTGTACTTAAATCAAAAAACGATAAGCGCTTTCTGGCAAGCCGTACAAATTAGTCAATTCCTCAATTTTGCGAGGGTATCGATCAGTATCTTCTCTATATAAAGAGACAATGAGATTCGCAGCAAAACAATTAGCTTCACTTTCTGATTTACTGCGAGATGTCCTTGTAGATACATAATAACTAGATAAACCACGATGTAAGATTGCGTGGCCAAGCTCATGAGCGCAAATGTAAAAGCGCTCCTCAGAATTTTTAAGAGTATCATTCAAAAATATAATAGCACGTCCTCGAATTTCTTGAAATTGACCTTTAGGATTATCTATAAAAGGAACATATTTAACTTCAATGTTCATATTTTCACAAATGTAAAAAGGATTAGCGGAATGATACTTCCGCTTGATCTTTTCGACTAAATTTATAGTATCCAACTCCATAAACAATCACTTCTCTTTGCCTTTTTCTTTGTCTTCTTTAACTATATCCCAGAAAGTTGCAGTAAGAATATCTTTAACACGCTGTATTTGTTCGTCTGTCAGAGTTTCTCCGCCATACGCCATATTGACATTTGAATCTAGCAGTTTGTCGAGTTCAACTAAATCAACTTTTGTTGCCCACTCAGGAGCTTGTTTTCTTCCTAATAAGTAATCCACAGAAACACCGAAATAATCTGATACTTTTGCTAAGCCCTCCGAATTAGGAGATACGGATTTCCATTTACTGAAATATCCATTTGAGTATCCTAACCTTTTTTCTAGTTCTCTCACAGATATTCCATTTTGCTTTGTTAATTCTTTTATTTTTTCGTATGGATTCATTGATATGTCAACCTTTCTAGACTGACAAGAAAAAAGCGTAGAATAAAACTCTATTTTTCGTTGACAAAATAGAGTTTAAGCTCTATACTTATTCTTGTAAACAAATTTAACAACTAAAAAAACAATAAAAATACTATTGATTAATAAACGCCAACCGCCAAGAAAGCTATTTAAATCAATGTTTGTATGTCTTATTTAACTATGTACAAAGTATAGAATAAAACTCTATTGTTTGTCAATGAATTTAGAAAATAGTTGTTAAATTTGTTTACAGGTATTTAGGAAAGGAGTTTTGAAATGACTGACATTGCTGAAATTACACAAAAAGACAGAGAAAAAATAAAAGCTTATGTTGAAAATTCACGTTTTTTAACATACACAATGCTTGCAGATAGATTCAATATCGACAAAAGCTACTTATCATTAATTTTAAGTGGCAAAAGAACTTCTGCTGAAGCGAACAAAATTATTGATTCAATTATTGCTATGTATGAGTTATAGAGAACAGGAGGTCGGAAAATGACAAATCTAGCTTTAGTTAACATCAAAGATCTCAAAGCTTCTTTAATAGAGGCTGAGATAAAAAATGAAATCTGGGATACCAAAGAAGCTGCTGCCTACTTGAAAACTACCACAAGAACACTAACTAAAGATGCTGAGCTAGGAAAAGTTCCTGCAGCAAAAGTTGGAAGAGAGTGGCGATTTAGCAGTATAGCTTTGTTTAGATATTTGAATGGAGGGTATAAAAAATGAATAAATCAGACGTTATAATTGTTGGATTTATGTTAGCGATGTTGGTTACTATTACACATTTTAATTTGGTATTTGGCGTAATCTATAGCATTTGTTTGTTTCTGATCAATTGGCTAGATGTTTCTAATCAGAAACAAAAAAGACACGACCGCCGGCAAGCATGATCGTGTCCAAAAAAATCTTTCAATTCATTATATCACAGGAGGAAAGAAATGATCTCAGTAAAAGGTTTAGGCGATGAAATATTTGAAGCAATGATGAATAAAGCTCAACAAGATATCCAAGAAAAGATTTTGACTGCTGCAAGTTATGGTCAAACGAGTTGCACGATCCGCTCAAAAGGACTAACACCTTCATTTTTAGCAGCATTGGAAACAGAGGGTGTATCTAGTATTGAACAAGACAACGACACGTTGAAACTGTTCTGGGAATTCTAGGAGGTTCGTGATGAAAGACTTTGATTCATTAGGTGCCAGACAGGAACCGCAAAAAGATCTAAAGCCAGTAGCTACTGACTGGCAAGACAATCCTATTTATGAAGGTGACTCTTGCTATTTAACCGAAGATGGCTACGTGCAAGAAGCGGATATTTTGGAATATGTACAACAACATTTTCCAAAGATTGCACTAGGAGGAATTTAGGGATGACAAATGATGTATCAGAAAAATTAGCGAATGAATTACAAAGTCTAAGCAAAGAGTTTTTCAATAAAGTTTTGGCAACAAAAAAAGAACTTCTTCCTTCGATGAAAGAAGAAGAACTGTTCTTTTTACACAAAAAGTTAAATGAATTCAGAAGAGAAATTCCATCTGATGGATTCGATGCAAATTTTCATATCGGACAAATTATGACAGATACAATCCTGATTGTTTTTGCAGATGATGATCTTAAATACGCTGATTAAGTTTATCAAGACTGTCGTAAATAGACGTTAATCTCAACTGATTTTCTATAGTTGGTTCTTTAATGAACAAATCTAAGTATTTAATATACGTACTCAGTTTAGTGAAAAAAGCGTCTATATCGTCAAACTTTAAAGTTTCCCAATTATTGAGCAACTGATTCCCTAAAGAATTATAGTTTTTAAGAACAGATGAGTATAAATAATATTCTTCATTACTAATACGAGGATCGAATAAGTCCATTTTACTACCTTCCTCTAGATCTCTAATGTTCTGCATAACTAATCGACAGATTCCAGAAAGCTCATTATAGGTATCTTTTTTCAACTTATACATTTTTATCGCCTCACTTTCAAAATAAGTATAGCAAAACAAAGGAGAATAAAATATGGCAAATGATTTAACACAAACAACACAACGCTCACTAGATGAACAGGTGATTGGAAATCTAGAAAGGCTTCGAGAACAAGGCTTAGAAATGCCACCAGGATATAGTCCACAAAATGCTTTGAAGAGTGCTTTTTTCGAACTGACAAATAATACAGGCGGAAATCTGTTACAGATGGCGGCAACTAATCAGGAAATGAAAACATCGATTTCTAATGCGCTTCTAGATATGGTCATTCAAGGGTTATCTCCAGCGAAAAAACAATGCTATTTTATCAAATACGGAAATAAGGTTCAGCTGATGCGTTCGTATTTTGGAACGATGGCAGTTCTTGATCGTGTGACTGGTGGAGCTGATATTACTCCAGTTGTAGTGCGACAAGGTGATGATTTTCAAGTTGGCATGAATGGACCACACATGGTTGTCACTAAACACGAAACGAAGTTTGAGAATTTAGACAATGAAATTGTTGCGGCTTATGTAGTTATCAAGTTAGCGAATGGCAAAGAAATTACGACAGTCATGACCAAAAAACAAATCGATCAAAGTTGGGCGAAATCCAAAATGAAAGGTTCAGGACCTCAAAAGGAATTTCCGGAGGAAATGGCTAAGCGTACAGTAATCAATCGAGCAGCTAAATCATTGATCAACACAAGTAATGACAATGATTTATTACTTCAAGCAGCAAAAGACACTTTAGAAAATGAATTCGATGATGAGCGTAAAGATGTTACACCACAGCCTAAACAGGTTGTAGCACTTGAAGAGAAGCTGTTCTCCAACAAGAAGGCTGAACCAATTCAAAAAGAAGCAGAAGAGATTATGATCCCTGACGATATTCAAGAGGAAAACACTCGTATTGCGAATATGCCAGGATATCAAAAAATCGAACAAGCTCATCCAATCATAAAAGAAGCAGTGAGCGAACCGATTCAAGAAGAATTATTAGATGTGCCAAATTTCGGACGTGAGGAAGGTGTAGACGATGTCACTGAATTCGATGATGATGACTATCCTTTCTGATGAAAATTACTATTCAAATGAAGCTGACTGGCACTACATGTCAACATCACAATATAAATTGTTTTTGAATTGCGAAGCGGCGGCATTAGCAAAACTTAAAGGCGATTGGCAACCGATATCTGACCCTAAAGCTCTTTTAGTTGGAAACTACGTACATTCTTATTTTGAGTCAAAAGAAGTACATGAAGCATTTAAAGAAGAAAATAAATCCAAAATGTTTTCTAGTCGCAAACCTTTTGGACTATTGAAAGATTTCCAGATCGCCGAACAAATGATTGAGCGATTGAAACAAGAAGAAGCGTTCATAAATATTTATCAAGGCGAGAAAGAAACAATTGTAACTGGCGAATTATTTGGGGCGACATGGAAAGGTAAAATCGATTGTCTGAATGTCGAAGAAGGGTATTTCGTTGATATCAAAACAACGAAGGATATGCATGAACGCAAGTGGAATGAAAATTACGGATCAAGAGAAACGTTTATCGTCAACTTTGGATATGCGCTTCAAATGGCAATCTATCAAGAGCTTCTTTTACAGCAATACGGAAAGACGTTTATGCCAATCATTGCAGCGGTTTCTAAACAAACGCCTAGCGAGGCAAGGTTGATAACGATTGATCAAGACAAGATGAGTTACGAGTTAATCATGCTGAAAGAAAATATTGAAAGAATTGTCAAAGTGAAAAATGGCGAAGAAAGACCGATACCTTGTGGTACGTGCGAGTATTGTCGAGGTAACCTTTCAATTACTGGATTCACTAGCATGGACGATCTTTAAACGGAGGTGCTTTGCGAATGAATCTAGGATACATCAAGTTATACCGTAAAGTGACTAGTTCATTCGTTTGGACCAATTCCGATATGTTCAAGCTATGGATATTGTGTTTAATGAAGGCTAGTCATGAAGATAGAAAATTTTTATTTAACGGTCAAGAAGTACGTTTGACAAGCGGACAATTCGTCACAGGAGCCTATGCAATAGCAAAAGAGTACAACGAAGGAGTCCCGAGTGACAAAGCAATTGCATGGCGAACGCTATGGAGATGGCTTAAGAAATTTGAAAATGAAGAATTATTGACAATCCAATCGAACGCTAGATATAGCGTTATAACAATAATAAATTGGTCTGACTATCAATCGAGTGACAAGCCAGTGACAAGCGACGGACAATCGAATGACAAGCCAGTGACAACAAACAAGAATGATAAGAATGATAAGAATGATAAGAATAATAATCCTCGCAACTCTCGAAAAACACGAGAGTATGCAGATGATAATCCAAATAAAAAATTAGCGATTCTTTTATTAAAACTCATTCGAAAAAATCAAAACATCAAAGAACCTGATTTGGATAAATGGGCAAATACAATTCGTTTGACTATTGAATCAGATAAACGGACCGGAAAAGAAGTTCAAGACATGATTGTTTGGTCAACTAGCCATGAGTTTTGGTCCACTGTGGTTCAGTCACCCACTAGTCTTCGGAAACATTTTGACAAGATGACGGCTCAAAAAGACAAACGAAAGCAACAAACAATTGCAACGGAAGATTTACCAGAAACAGGTGAGGAATGGTAATGGATAAAAAACTAAGCGCAATGGCAGCGCAATATGGTGGACTAACTATCACAGAATCCAAATGCCCCAACTGCAGTGATTCCTTATATGTTTGGAAAGCGAAGAACAAAGATGGCACAGATCGATGCGGCCCAACTTGCATTAACAAATCTTGTGGCTATCGGGAAATGGTTTCGAAGAATCAGAAACAAGCCATTTTGAAAGCAAATGAAGCTAGAAAGAAAGATGCAATCAATCGAATGTTGAATAGCTCAATGATTACGGACGATGCCATTTGGACCTTTAATTTCGATAATTACAAAACTGTTGATGCTGAAACTTTTCAAGCGAAACAGATGGCTCAAGAATGGGTTACAAAAATTGTAGACAGTAGCACAATTCATGCAGTGATAACCGGTAGACCAGGTTCGGGTAAAACACACTTAGGTGCTGCGGTTATTCAAGAAGTGATGAAAAAATCAAATTACAAAATATCTTGTTCGTTTATCAGCTATCGAGAGCTACTTGAGCAATTAAAGTTTGCGATGAATGATCCAGAAGCACGAAAATCGATCACAGGATCATTGATGGCTGAAATAAAAAAATCTGATTTTGTCGTGATTGACGATTTAGGAGCTGAACTTGGTCGAATGGAAGAAAACAATCAAGCAACTTCTTATGATGTCGATGTGCTTACATCGCTCACAGAAGCTCGTTTAAACAAAGCTACCATCTTCACGACTAATTTGTCGTCGAAACAATTAAAACATGCCTACGGCGAGCGTGTGTTCTCTCGTGTGATGAATGGGACGAAAGGCAATATTGCAGTATTCAAAAATACCGAGGACAAGAGGAGGAATCCAGTGTGACATTTGTAGTAAAGAAAATGTGTTACTTAGACAAAAATGGAAAAGGTGTCATTTCAGCAGAGCAAGCACATCACCACGAAAGCTACGAAGCTGCTGAACTAGTTGCGAGTACATGTGGTGGCGAAATATTCAAGACAATTAAGCGTGAGCGAAAGCATGCAAAAACTAAATTCGTAGTTGCTCAGAAAGAAGTGACACCAAAGAAAAACAATCAAGATTGGATGAGAGGTGCAAAATGACTTGTTTAAGATGTAATGATGAACTGATGATTTGGTACAAGACATCGCTTGGTTGGTCAACTTGCGAACCTTGTCCGGTGTGTAATAGAAATGGCGAAAAAGTGAAGGATCGAATTGCTAGATTAAAAAAGGAGCATAGGCAATGGCAACAAGAAGCAAATACGGAAACAAAAAGCACGAAGTAGACGGAATCATGTTTGATTCAAAAGCAGAAGCTAGATACTACATGAAATTAAAGCGGAATGGTATAAGCTTCATGCCTCTATCAGAAACTTATTGCTCGATGCAGGAGAATGTATTGCTTCAAGAAGGATTTCTATGCAATGGGCGTAAGATCGCACCAATCCATTATAGAGCGGATTTTGTAATTTATGAAAATGGTCAAGTAAAAAAAGTGATTGATGTCAAAGGTTATCAAGACGCTAACTCTATGCTCAAAATGAAAATGTTTGCTCATAGATATGGCTTTCCTGTTACGTTCGCAAAGTTCGACTCAAAGATCAATAAGTTTATCGAAATGGATTGTTTTGAATCGGCGAGACAGCAACGGAAAAGACAATCTGAACGTAGAAAGAAGAAGCTCCAGTGACAAGCTTCTATATAGAATTAGTTACTTGAAAAAATCACTTATGAGCAGAGTGAAGAACGATGAAATAATTGCTATTAAAATTGCTGACCAAATAGGGTGTTTATTGTAAAAAGATTGATTACGCAAGAAATTTTCTCCTAAAACAGTAACAGAGGGATAGGATACATTTAAATAAGGAACAAATTCGTCTATATCTAATTCAATGCCTCTTACGTATTCATTTTCGATTGCTATCTCAACAATAAACAAGTCATCTTCTGGATTAACATTAGTTCTACCTATATTATTTTTCAAACTGTATTTGCCATTAGCTACATTTTTTAGAAATTTTTTCATTTTTCGTGAATCTGTTTGTTTATCAAAGAATTTAGTATAAATTTTTGATCCTATAATTTTATAACGAACTCTTCTAATAAGTTTTTTTAAATGCTCTTTAGGCATATTAAACATTCTAAATTCAACTCCTTTAAAAAAATCATATCAAAGAAAGTAGGAAAATAAAATGACAAAACAAGTAAATTTCAGACCTGAATTAAAGAAAGTAACATCAAAATCAAATGGGAATACAGAAGTGTTACTAGTAGTTAGTAACGGATCTCTTAGAGGAAGTACAGAAAAACTGACAGAGTTTCTAGGATCGACTGTGACTGTCGTGATTCAACCAGAAACGATTGAATACACTCTGCCAGTTAATAAGCAGACGAAAAAACCAAACATTGAGTACGTAGTAAATCCAGATGGTACAACTGAAATCAAAAAAGAAGAACAAACTTCTCTCGATGTGGGTGACGATGTAGAAGAAGTTGAAAACGTGAAAATTCTTGTTTCAAAAGAAACAATCGATGAGTTTATTAAAAAGGCGACAACCCTACAACTGCCTGAAAAAGTAACTGTGAATATCAGAGACGTTCTAATTCGTTTGGAGGAAGGCGACAACCTGAATGAAATTGCAGCTGATCATGAATTGTCTGAGACTGCTTTAATCGATCAAATCGAATTAGCTAGACAATACTTTGCGCCATTTGCGGATAGCTGGTCCAAATCAAAAGATGACATCATTTTCCCTGAAGAATAATGCGTTTGAAAGAATACAATATCATCCTTGAGAATGCAAAATTCACGTGGACGGATGAAGAGATAGAGCAAGCCCGCTTGCTCTTTTCTCAAGGAGTGAAACCAAGTGTAGTCGCTGAAATAATGGATCAAAAGATTATTGATATCAGTTTGTTGCTGATCCATTTAATCAACGAAAAAATGATTTGAGGTGAACAAGGTGATTCAAGTTGCAGGAATACGAACTGGAAAAATTTATTTCACTGGCAAGGACAAAAGCGAAGCAAGTCAGTGGTTGCTGAAAACATTTACCAATAACAAAAAGCTACGAAATCATTATTCAAATGAATTTTTGAAAGATGATCAGATTATGCCAGAGCCGATGATTTTGACTACTAAGAAGATTAGCAAATGAAACGAATATCGATCAGTAAAGCCATTCGTCGATTAAGAAGCTATCTATACACATGCGCTACTGGCGAAGAACGAAAAGGCTTAGAGAAAGCTATTACTATTTTTGAGAGTATGGAGGAAGAAAAATGATACCGAAGTTTCGAGCGTGGGATAAGAAAAACAAGTCAATGCATGAAGTTGAATTAATAGATTTTAGCGATAATATAGGCTATTTATCCATAGAAAACGGTAGAGGTGATTGGTACAGTTTTGAAGTCGATACCATACTCATGCAATCCACAGGACTGAAAGATAAGAACGGTGTGGAGATTTTTGCTGGGGATATTGTAGCGGTCGAAAATCATCCATTTCAAAGAAAAGAAGATAGTGGTGCAGGAATAGAAATCGAAGGCAATTATGTAGTTGGATGGAATCAACACGACTTAACATGGTGTGCCGGAGATTTATTATTAGCTAGGCTAAAGCCTTATGTAAGGGTCATCGGAAATATGTACGAGAATAGTGAAATATTGAAGCAATAGACTAAGAAACCAGCCATAAAGACTGGTTTAGTTGTTACTTTTTAAAGCGATAGATTAGATATGCGATAAAAGTAACAACTGCGAGAAATAGGCCAATCAAATATCTAATAAAAACAGATAACGATTGATCAAGTCCATAGTTAAATATTTTAATTATAAAATAAAAAATCGGACATGCAAAAAGAAACATTGTGTAACATTGAGCATTACATTTTGCAAATCTACAAATAACTAGGACGAAAAGAATAACTATCACCCAAAAGATAACTTTTGCAGTTATAAACAAATGAGCCACCCCCTAAATCCCCCACAAATTAACGCTAACACGTTAGAGATTTAGAGACGAATAATAAGATTGAAACTCAGATATATTCAAGCAAGTGAACAAAAACACATTGGTTAGTTTTTATGAAGGAGAACAGTAAATGAAAGCAAAACAATTAATACCAATTCTACAACTTAACCCAGAAGCGGAAGTCTTAGTCTCAACCGTGGATTATTACGAAAAGAGTTATCAAGATGCTGGCTACGAAAGAGGTTCTAATCAAGAAATCAGATGCGTAAGCCTTAATAAGAAATCTGGGATCATTTATTTAGAAGGCGGAGAAGAGAGAAGCATTTAAAAGGAAGTGGAATGAATGCCGAAAATATTAGATGCATGCTGTGGTAGTCGTTTGTTCTGGTTCGATAAAGATTGTAGTTTTGCAACGTATATGGATATACGAGAAGAAGAGTACGAGATCCACGGAAAGAAAATAAATGTGAAACCAGATGTTGTAGCTGATTTTAGGGACATGCCTTTTGAAAATAATGTTTACGATTTAGTTGTATTTGATCCGCCACATTTAAAATGGGCTGGCCAGAATTCGATTATGAAAGGTCAATACGGACAGTTAGATAAAGAGAACTGGCCAGAAGATATAAAACAAGGTATGTCAGAGTGTATGCGAGTCTTGAAACCTAGTGGAACATTGATTTTCAAATGGAATGAGAACCAGGTAAAACTCAAAGACGTGTTGAAAGCAGTTGAACCATATAGCCCTTTGTTTGGAAATAAAAGGAGTCAAACTCACTGGTTAGTTTTTATGAAGGAGGAACAGCAAAAGCCAGTGTTGCCTGAGTTTGTAGCTAAGTGGTTTGAGGATGCAAAGGATAATTTAGAAATTCCAATATTCTACGAATGTGTTAGAGCGATGGAGATTTGCAAAGAATATCGTAATGAATTTCATCAATGGTTTGCCAATTCGAAAAAAAATCCAATCGAAACACTCATTCGCATGAAAGATGGCTACGAGGTCGAGAAAGAGCCGATGTATTATGTGATATTGAGTGAAAATAAAGGTGGATGGAAATATACTTTTTTAGATGAAGAAGGAAACGCTGATTATACAAATAACAAAGCACATATTCCAACTTTTACTGAAAAGGAAATCAAAGGGAATGACGAACGCTTCTGGCCATTTGCTGTGCCAGTGAAAGAGGTGGAAGGATGAGGGGATTGATAATAGTCATTTTAGTCTCTACAATAACTTCTTTTTTTGTTTCCTTTCTCGTAATGAAATTCCATTTAAGAATACTTAATAAATGGTTGCAAAAGTTTTTCGATGAAGAAACCAAACGAATAAAAAGTTACTTGTCTAGAGGCAAGTAGCACAAAAATTTTTAACAATTGGAATAGGAGTGTCAAGATGGAAAACGCTAAAAGCTTAATTATATGGAATAAAGACGGATCAACAATGAAATTTGAGAAAGTAACAAATTTTATAGAGGACTGGCAAAGAGCAAAGCGAATATTGCAGTTGCTCGATTAGTGGATATGAAGACTATATAAACAGCGAAAGAATGTACTTCTAAGAGAAAAATTTATTTTCTATAAAAATAGGAAAGTATCATTATGAAAAAGACCACAGAGATAAATAAACCTACCACATAAAAAATGAATATTTCTTGCGATTCAATATAGGTATGTTTAACAATTTGTACAATAAAAAATACTATAGGTAAAAAAGATAACATGAGGAGCTTATTTGTTCTAGAGTGTTTGACAAAGTAACAAAACGCGACAATACCAATACAAACGGGAATCCAAAATAACAGCATGCTCCACATAGTCACTCAACCATCTCCTATACGCTTTATTATCAATAGATAATATCATTTTTCGTAATAAAGATAAAAAAATAAGTAAGGCTTCTCATTAAATATAAAAAAGACAGCCGACCACTGGCTGTCCTTAGCAGAATATTGAAATAGTGAGCCATCAGTTTTCCGCCAGATAGCTCAACATGTATATGGGTAACGAGTGCAACCTCGCTACTTGAAAAGCTTAGCATAAGCATGGGTATAAAAAAAGCCGGATTCCTCCGACCTTAATTAATAATTCTGACACAATTATTATATCATAAATGGAGGAATCAATGGATGGTACTTTTCGATGTAAAGAAGTATGAGACACCAGAGGCAAAAGATGTGGATATGGATCGCACAAAACATAATGTTGGTGTTTTCCTTTCAGCATATCTGTCAGCTAGATGTAGGGTAGGTCAACCTCGTGAGCCTAAAGTAACAGCATCTTACTCCTTGGTTCCACCTTCTACTGCAAATAATACATTTGAAGCAGAACGAATGATGATTGAGAAAGAGGAAGCACAACAAGAATTTGAGTACTTGCACAAATTATTTATTCGTGGCTATTCAGCAATTCAGCATCCGCATAAACCTGATGTAACAGAAAGACGGAAAAAGATATTCTATGATCGTTATATCAACGGTATGTCGATTTATGTAACTGCTCAAAGAAATAATACGAGCGAGGAATCTGTAAAAGCAGAATCGAACAAAATCATCATTCAATTTGCTTCTTCCTTAGAACTGGTTGCTTTTAAGTAGCCAGTTTTTACACTTTTTATACCCATTTACTACCCAGAAGCTTTCCTTTTTATACCTTTTTTGTACCGATCAACTACCTAGCAAATGATTTATTATGATAGTGTCGAAAGATTAGGAAACAGGACATCGACAAAAACAATTTGAAGGGAGGAAATCTCCCTCATCGTTGTAATTAAGCTTCGATAGACAGCAGCAAATAAACTAAAGGATGTGGGGTTCAGCTCCTGCGGATAGTTCATATGTTGCTGTGGCGGAAGTAGGAGACGCAACGGTCAATGGTGAATAACCTCGTGAGAACCTAGTAGGTTCTTGTGTGTAGTGCAATCCCACTCCAGTGACTTTGGGAGGACTTATTTAACACTGGTCAGTGTAATAAGTATCTGACCCATAACAATAGCAACTGAGGCTGTGGTAGGGAAGAGAAGCGGTTGTCAGGCTTGTGTAAGGTTGTTGGATTTGTTTGTATCTACAATATGAACATGCTTTACTAATTATCAAAAATTGTTTATCCTGTATGGAAAATGTTCTCAGAGGTGAAACGATTTATGTTAGAAACTAGTGAATTGAAAAA